GAATGTCGTCACTCGCACCGCTCGGCCCCCAGTGCATACTCTGCGGGAACGTCACCATCTTGGCGTCCACGCCGCGCTTCTCGTTGCGGCAGAAGGCATCCGGCGTGTAGACCATGTACGGCCTGTCGGGATGCTGAAGCGTGATGTCGTGGTAGTCCACTTCGCGCTTCGTGATCTTCGTGTAAATGCCGAGGATGCCCTGCTCCAGTTCTTTGCCCCACATCATCCGGTCGTTCTGGTGGTCAAGCACCAGCCCGCCCTTCTTCTCGGCCCAGACCGTGAAGGCATCCTTGAACTCATCGACACCGAACAGCGCGGCTACTTCCGAGCCGCCGATGCCGATCTTGCGTAGTGTGTGGTCGATCATCGCTCCTCCCAGAAGGCAGGCGAGACGCGCTGCTGCTCCTCACGCAACTGAAGCAGCGCGGCCTGGGCGCACAGATCGCACACCCAGTAGTGATCGAAGAAGCGCACGCCCTTGGTGGCGTGGCACAGGTCGCAGAGGTAGCTGCGGCCATCCCGCTCGGCTTCCTTGAGCCGCTCCAGGATGAGAGCCGCGCCAGCCATCACGCCGCCCCTGCGGTCCCTGCATCCTTGCGGGCACGCCGCACCGTGGCCTTCTCCTCGTCTGGATGGGCGGGCAGTCCTTCCGGGTAGCCGCCCATGATCAGCTTCGTGAGGATCGTGCCCTGCGGAACCCGCATGGCTTCTTCGCTCTCTCGCATCTCGCACGCCAGGTTTAGCCGCCTCAGCGCAGTGCGCGTAATGCGGGCATTGATCCTGGCAAACCTCTGTCGATCAACCGGAATCGGTCGGCTCATAGACACACGTCTCCTGTGCTCGTCATTGCTTCGGTTGTGGGGTTCATCCCTGCGTTGCGGTGTCGCCGCCCTAACGCATCCCCTTCGAAATTGGAGAATAAGTCCGCTGGAGCGCAGGTGTCAACGGCAAAGTTATGTCGAATCTATCACTTCGCCGCCGCCTGCGTGTCGGACTTAGTAAGTGTTGCGGTGTTCTATCCGCTAAGTGAGCAGGTGCGATGTGGATGTCGGCCACGGGGGAGTCTGCATGTCGGGATGCGTGGCAGAGTGTGACATCGGGTTAATACATCGTGCTGCGGTGCGGGAGGTTATGGCGCGTCCTGGCCCGGTGGATCGCGTCCATTCGTCCATACTCGCCGCATGGGGACTTTATACAACTGTGGGCGTCTCGGATCAGTAAACGCTGCAACATTTGCACCCTGTTTTTTGGTGAAGTTCGTCAGTGACGATCAGTACCACTCGCACCAGTCCTGCACGCCGACGCCGCTGCCAGCCTGGAGCGTGGCCTTGTAATACCATCCCGGCAGGACGATGAAGCTGGCCTGGAAGACCCACGTATTCGCGTTGCCCTGCGCCACCATCGTGACCTCGGTCGTCGGCGGGTTGCTGCCGTCGCAGAAGAACGCGACCTGGGCGTTCTGGGTAAGTGGACTGTTGATGGTGACCTTGACCAACAGCGGCTTGCCGGTCGTGTTCTGGTAGACGGTGCCGATGACGTTGCCCACCTTGCGGAAGTTGGAGAACGGGACGCCTGCCGACGCCGCGCTCGATTGCGTTGTGCCGTCGGGGAAGATGAAGCCGCCAGAGGCCGAGCGAATCCAGCCGTTCACATCGAGCGGGTAACTGGGTGCCCGTTGGATGCCGACCAGCCCGGCCGTGACCGTGATCGTGCGGGTCACTGCGCCAGAGCGGCTCATGTAGAGCACCTCACTCGTGCCTGAGTTGAAGCCGATGTTGAAGTCGCCGTTGTTATACGTGATGAGTTCGGTGAGGCCGTTCGGCCCGCCCTGCTGGAAGTAGCAGTGGTACACGGGTGCATACTGCTGCATCAGGTTGTGGTTGGTGTTGTTGCCATAGAACTCTGCCGTATAGCTGGTGGTCTGGTTCAGGACACACAGTTGGGCATTGTTGGGAGTTGCGGTCGAGCCTATCGCGCACAGTCCGCCGTTGGGTTGCAGCACGAGCGGATAGTGTGCGCCGTAATTGGTCTGGTCGGTGACTTGGAGCCAGAAGCCTGCTCCCGCATTGCCGCCCATGTCGAGCACGGCGTTACTCAGGTCATCGATGCGTAGGGCGACATACTGCGGCGTAGCTCCACTCGCCGCAGGCCAGCCGCGCGTGTTCATTCTGACGGTGAGAGCACCCGCTGGACGATCCGATGACGACGGGCCGACAGAGACATAGCCCCTGTTGTCGATGAAGAGTCCCGCATCTGTTCCGGCACTCCGCGAACCGAGCACCACGCCGCACAAGCCGCCGCCGTAGTACATTGAGCCGATGAAGGCCCCATAGCCCATGTTGTTATCGACGCCCAGGCTGATGCGCCCGCACGGAGTGGAGTCGGATGGTGTTGCTGAGACGCCCGCAATGAATAGCTGCGTGTTGGTCGGCATTGCGCCGACCGGGTTGATGCTGCTCACGGTCAGCAAGGCCGGGTTGTTATTGGTGCCGCCGACGCCGACTGCTTGGTTGTTGATGCTCAGGAACAGTTGTTGATTCGGGCACCCGCCCGCCTTCATCCACACGTTGCCGCTCGAATCGCAGCCGATACCTGCCCAGTTGGTCGTGCCGTAGTTGTACAGAGTGATGTTCGAGTCGGTGACTGCGGGGTTCACCGATGGGCCGGAAGGGTTGCCGAAGTTGCTGCCCTTCGCGCTCGTGAGAACGGCACCACCTACATACACCGGCCCGCCGTAGCCTGCCCCGTAGTTCAGCGTCAGATTGCCGCCGCCATAGCACCCGATGTTGTTGTCAGCACCACGGCCCGCATAGTTGCCCAGGTCGATGCTGCCGACATGCAGCCCGTGGCCCGCGTCGATCACCATCTCGCCGTTCGTCGCGTAGATCGTGCCATTCACGGTGAGCTTGTTCCCTCCCACGGGCAGCGAGCCGATGCCGACCTGCCCGCCGTTGGGATTCAAGAGCAGGTTGCGGTAGGAGGTCCCTGCCTTCTCTGCCTGGATGAACGAGTAGTCGCCATCATGCACGCCCAAGTAGAGCGCCTCATCCGTTTGCAGGCCGGTGCCGGTCGTGACCGCGAATTGCGGATAGGTGCTGTAGGCCGCGCTTGGCCCCGTCACGGTGAGCGGGAAGCCTGGATTCTGATTGGTGGTTGTGCCGACGCCGACGTGGCCCGCGTTGTCGATGGAGAGCCGCACCGCGCCGTTGTTCACGATGGCGAACATGGTGTTGCCGCCGTAGATCGAGCCGCCAAGCAGGCCCCACACGTCGGTCGCGCCTGCGATCCATGACCGCACGCGGAAGCCCGCCCAACTATTCGAGCCGCTCTGTGTGGACGTACAGCCTATGTAGCTTCCGCTCGGGCCGACGGCTTCGAGCAGGTTCCCTGACACAACGGAGGTTGTGCCGATGCCGACGGCACCGTTGGTGTCGATCACCATCCGCATCGCATTGCCGGTTGCATCGAACACGAAGAACTTGCTGGCAACACCGTAGCCAGCCTCGGAGCCGCCGCCGACGCCGAGATGATACTCGCGCCCGGTTGACTGGAGCGCGAGCATCGCGTAGCCCGTGGCCGTCGTGCCCTGCACCATCACCTGCGTATTCACACTGCTCGACACGGTGAGCGGCACGGTCGGGTTGGTGAGGCCGATGCCGACGCATCCGTTGTTGGTTATGGTCAGAGCCGCGATGTTTCCAGACGGAGAGGTGGTCTGGAAATCATAGCCGCTAAAAGAACTCTGGTAACCGGCGAAGACCAGATGCCCAGATGCGGAGTTGCGCCCGATAGAGTACGTGTTGGCGCTGTTGTCGTTGGAGAGCACCAACTGCACTTCCCCTTGGTAGCCAGCCCCGCCCACGACCTGCAAAGGCCCTGCGGGGCTATTCGTGCCGATGCCCACTCCAGTGCCGGTGACCCGCATCATCTCCACATGGTTCGGGCGGAAGATGATGTCGTTCGCCGTCTGCGTTTGCAGGTAGAGCGGGCTGTCGAGTTGCGCGATGACGTTGCCGCCCGATTGCAGGATGTCGCCGGTCGTCTGCGACGTGCCCATGACGGTCAACCACGAGGTCGAGTTATTCCAGGTCAGGTTAGGCGATGCGCCGAACGCGCCCGCGTTGTTGAACTGGATGTCACCGTTGAGGCCTGCCGGTGTGCCCGAGCCGCCGCCAGAACCGCCCGAGGCTGGTGCCCACTTCATGCCGAGGGTCTGCGTGCTGTCGAGCGTGAGAACGTAGCCATCGTTCGCCACGGTGGGAAGCCGCGTCAGTGCAGTTGCGGAGCGCACCAGCATGTCGCCCTTCGTGGTGGTGGGATCAGCCAGCCCACCCGCCGCTGTGATGTCCGCGCTCGTGAGCACCACTGCGCCCGTGCGCCCGAAGACGCTGGTCACGTTCGCATTCAGCGTCACGTCGCCAGACAGAGCGCCGCCCCCGGTCATACCTGCACCCGCGATCACCTGCCGCGTGGAGGGCACGCCGCCCGCCGCGCTGATGTCGCCTGGAGTCAGCACCACGTCGCCGGTCCTGCCGAACACGGACGTTACCTTCGCGTTCAGCGTCACGTCGCCCGTGAGCGCCGCGCCGCCCGTCATCCCGGCCCCTGCGATTACCTGCCGGGTTGCAGGCACGCCGCCTGCGGCAGTGATATCGGCAGTCGTGAGGACTACCGCGCCCGTGCGGCCGAAGACGGTCTGCACGTTCGCCGTGAGCGTCACTTCTGCGGAGAGAGGCCCGCCGCCGCTCATGCCCGCGCCTGCGATCACGCGCCGGGTAGAGGGCACGCCCCCTGCATCGGTCATCGTTCCCCAACGGAGCCCGAGGGCCTGCGTGCTGTCGGCCACGATCACTGAGCCATTAGCGCCCACAGGCAACCGGGAGAGCGAGGACGCGCCACGCACCAGCATGTCACCCGTGGTCGTGGTGGGATCGACGGCAGTGTTCGATGCCAGCCACTGCTCGTTGATCCACAGATCGTTGATGGCGGTCGAGACGGTGTTCTCATGCACCGCCGTGATCACGTCGCCGGTTGCCACCGTGGGCGGGATCGGCGGTGTCGTCGGCAGTGTGCCGCTCTTGAGGCCTGGGAAGAAGGCATCCGGCCACAGTTGGAAGTCGGGCGGTAGCCGGTGCTTGCCTGGGATGAAGTTCGGGAAGGCAGTATTCAGCGGCGACGGTGCCGTGGGCTTCGTTGGTGTCACGGGTCCTCCTTATGCGTTCGGCGCGGGCACCACCTGCTGCTGCGCCTTCACGAGTTCGCGCCCGTTCTCTGCCACCTGCCAGTTGCCCTGGAGCTTGTGCTGGCGGATGAACAGGACGAGAGCGCCCTGCCACTGCGCGTTGAGTGCAGCCATCTGCCCCTTGATGTCCGCGAGTAGCGTGATGGCTGCTTCATCGAGCGGGAATGCTTCCGGCTCGGCTGCTGGTTTGTTGTGGTTGTCGTTGGTATCCATGTGTTCTCCTATGCGGTGCCGACGATCACACCGCCGACCACGCGAAGCTGTACCTGCCCTTGGTTCACGCCGTTGATCCATAGCTCCAGCGGGTTCCCGGCGTTGTCGTGGAACGCTATCGTCCAGTTCTGGCCGTTGTAGCCGGTTGGGTTGAAGCCCGCCGCGCCACAGCCGCCCGACACCAGCACGCCGCTGCCCTGGAACACGCCGCCTGTGTAGCCGCCTGAAGCGTTGCAGGTCCCGCTGGTGTTGATGGACGAGCCGGTAAACGCGCCACCCGTGAAGCCTGCGGATGCGTTCACGGTGCCGCCCACGTTGACGCTGGTGCCCACGAACTGGCCCGCTGAGTTGATCACGAGGCCGCTGCCGGTGTAGATGCCGCCGCTGGCCTGGAGCGTGCTCGATGTGGTGATGCCCTGGCTGGTGTTGATGCTGCCGATCACCTGGCCGATGAACTGGCCCGAGGAGTTGATGACGCGGTTGCCGCCCACCAGATACCCGGCATCGGAGCGCACGCCGTTCTGACCGTCGATCAGCACGTAAGCGGGGCCGACCGAGCACTCGACCGCCATGTAGCTGCCGTAGGGAGAGCGCACCACCGAGCCGACCTTCTGGCCGTTGGAGTAGATCACGAGGCCGCGCGAGATGAAGCTGGCACTGTCGGTGCCCGAGGTGTTCTGAAGGGCCAGCGTGCCGTAGCTGTTGTCGAAGGTCGTCGGGCTGGTTTGGATCTGCCCCGACACGTTGAGCGAGGGATTCGAGATGGTCGAGCCGTTCACGGTTGAGTTGGTGATGCTTGAATTGCGGATGTAGAGATTCCCGCTCAGGTCGGTGTAGATGGGCGCATTCGAGTAGGCCGTGCCGCCCGCGCCGAAGGTCTGGAACCAGCCGCCGTAGTAGCCGGTGCCGCCCACCGAGTCCATCGTGCCCATCTGCGCCACCAGCCCCGTGCCGCTGTACACGTTGATGCGCCCCGGCATGTTACCCAGGCCACCCACGTTGATGGAGTAGCCGTTGAACTTGTCGGAGTCCACCGAACCCACCAGGAGCTTCGCACCGCTCATGCCCGCGATCTGCGTGTCCTGAAGCTGGCCGATGGTGATGGTGGATGCGTTGATCGAGCCGATCTGGTTGTAGGCCAGCGTGCCGGTGATCTGCGTAGCATTCACGGTCTGGATCTGAGCCGCGCTGATGGTCCCGGTAATTTGGCCGGCACTGATCGAGGCTATCTGGCCCGCCTGAATTGCGCCAGTGATCTGGCTGGCGTTGACGTTGGTGATCTGGCCGCTGGTGATCTGCCCCACGATGGTTGAGGCGTTCACGCTGCCCACCTGCGCGGCCTGGATCTGCCCGGTGATCTGGCCCGCCGTGATGCTCTGGATCTGGGCCGCTACGATGAGGCCGATGATGCTCTGTGCGCTCATGGCCCCGATGTAGTAGAACGACATCGTGGTGTTCTGCGGGCTGTCGTTCTGCACCCACCCGAGGCCGTTCGACGTGATCTGGTAGAAGTGCCCGTCGGGCACGTAGTAGAAGAACGTGCCTGCGGGGAAGTTGTCGTTCGGCAAGCTCGGCAGGTGCGCGGCATCCTGGATCATCGGCACCGGCCGCAGGGCCGTCGCATACTTCGCTAGGTCATCCACGATGCCATCGGCAAGCTGCGACGACACCACCACGCCCTGGATCGTCGTGGCGTTGACGCTGCCGATCTGGCCTGCCGTGATGACGCCCTGGATCGCGCCAGCACTCACGCTGCCGATCTGGCCCGAGTTGATGGTGCCCACGATGGCAGAGGCGTTCACAGCCTGGATCTGGCCCGCCTGGATGAGGCCGTTGATGGTGGTCGCGTACACGCCGCCGATCTGGCCTGCCTGGATCAGGCCCATGATGCTCGTGGCGTTCACGCTCTGGATGCTCGATGCGCTCAGACCTGGCGCTGCGATGCTGGCATCGGTCACACTACCCGGCGCCGGGGGCATCGGTGGCGGTGGCGCGGTCTGCGGCTGCGAGGTCTGCCACAGCGTGCGCTGGCTGATCATGCGGAGGATCGTCTCCAGGTCGGGCTGCAATGCGCCGAACTGGGCCTCGTAGCGCACGAGTTCCTTGTCCTCCCAGTACATCGTGAGAGCACGCACGGTGTAGTCGCCGTCGATGCCGAGGTTCTCTTCCGTGATGTGAACCTGCATCCCGCATTGCAGGCCGTCCGGTCCCCAAATCTTGAAGCTGCCCGACTCGATGGGGTACGCATACGTCAGCACGGTTGACTTGGCCCGCAGTGCCGCATCCCAGGCCGTGATGATCTGGGTGTCCACGATGCCTGCCGCATACTCGCCATAGGTGCCGATGGACACCGGGTCGGCATAGTTGGCCTCGATGAAGGCTCCGCTGGTGGGATCGACCGTGCCGCGCACGTAGGCGTGGTTCACCGGGTTGGTGAAGTCGTGCTTGTAGTTCTCCACGCGCACGGGGAAGGTCGTTGTGAAGTCGGGCGAGGTCGAGAGATTGAAGGGCGCGGGCGGGGCTGCGCTTGCCAGCTTGTAATGCAGGTTCCCGTCGAAGTCCACCAGCCACGTCCCCATCGACAGCGTGGAGAGGTCATCGAGCACCTGCCTGCACGTCTTCGTTGCGAAGTCGAAGGCCTCGATCACCGGCACCAGTGAGGCCACATCGGTTAGCGTGATCTTCGGGCAGAAGTGCCCGAGCAGTGCGTAGATGATGTTCTGGTCGCTGTTCGGCAGCGAGAGGGCGAAGGTGGTGTCCCAACACACCGCGCGGTCGAGCCATGCCGACCAGTCGTTCAGGTCGCACTGGTAGAAGACGCTGAATCCCGGCGTGTCGGACTGCGCCAGCGTCATCGCATAGATGTTCCCGTCGAACAGCTTGGTAGTGCCGTCGCGGCCATCGAGGATCGTCACCTCGTACAGTTCCCGCAAGGCGATGCTGTAGGTGTCCTGGTCGTAGTGCGCGTAGTCGTAGCGCGAGGACCGATTAAGGGCCTGCGCCATGATCGAGATGGATGCCGTGGTGATCCGCTTCGTGGAATCGTAGGCGATGCGAGTGGCCGAGAGCAGGCAGGAGTCGGTCACGTCCTGCCCGTTCACCAGGATGATGATGTTCACCTGGGCACCCCGACCAGTTGCGTTGTGAGGTTCGACGCGATCTGGTTCCCAAGCTGCCGCGCGGCCTCGGCGGTCGTGAGGTTCCCGGCGTTGATGGTGACGGTGAGTTGCTGGAAGCCCGATACAATCTGGTCGCGGATATCGCTGGCGATTCCGCGGATGTCTTCGAGGACGGTCTTGGTGTCCACGATGTAGGGTGCAGTGCCGACCCACATCGCCAGAATGCCGTTCAGGTCGGCCAGCACCGGCCCGCTCCAGTCCTTGAACAGGTCGCGGAGGTTCTCGGTCGCCTTCACCAGATTGCCGAACGCGAGTTCGTTGTCGATCTTCCAGAGCACCGCCAGGGCACCGCCGTCGGCCTGCATTCCCATCAGCAGCGAGGTGTAGCGGGTGTTCTGTTCGATCTCACCGAGGATGTTCTCGATGTGGACATTCTGGATGTCTCCGATGCCGCCCGTGATGAAGCTGCCGATGGAACCGATGGCACTCAGGATGCCGGTGAGGCTCGACGCCACGCTGCCAGCCGCACTCGCGCCACTGCCTGCCGCGCTGGCTGCGCTGCCGCCCATGCCCGCTGCCTGCCCTACTTGGCCCATCGTGGATGCCGACGTAGCCAGAGTGCCGCCGCTACCGAAGATGCCCGATGCCGCGCTGCCGATTGCCTTCAGGCTGTCGAGAATGCCGCCCAGGCCCTGCCCGCTCAGAAGGTTCGCAATGGTGGTCGAGATGAAGTTCTCGATGGCCTTCGTAACGGGTGCGATGAAGGCGTTGAGCGCCGACTCCGCGATGCTCTGCCACATCTTCGTCATGATGTCGCTGAAGCTGCCGTCGCCCGTGACGATGGTCTTCGCCAAGTCGCTGAACGTCGTGCTCACCGCGCTATGGATGCCGTCGTATGCGGTCTGCCACTGCGAGGTCGTGATGTCGAGGTGGTTCTTGAGGTCCTGCTCCTGCTGCGCCAGTTGGTTCTTCTGGTCCTCCGTGACCTGCCCGCCCAGTTGCAGCGTGGTTGCGAGTTGGGTCTGCTGGTTCTTAACCCACGCTTCCTGTAGCTGCACCGCGCTGGCTGTGCCGCTGGCTGCGATGGCATCGTAGGCCGCTTGCGACTTCGCCGCCGAGTCCTGCAACTGTTGCGTGACCGTCATGCCGAGGGTCTTGTATGCGTCCTCGACCGTCTTCAGCGCGGCCACCTGGAGCTTCGTGTAGGCATCGGCGCTCTGCTGCGCTGCGGCCACCTGGATCGCCGCCGACGCCTGGGCCGAGTTGCCCGTCTGCGTGAGTGCCTGCTGCACTGCGGTTGCCGACTTCAGGTTGTTCTGCGCGGCGGTCTGCGCCGACCGGTCGTTCTTCTGGATCGCGGGCGTGTATTGGTCGTTGTACTGCGTGATCTCCTGGCCCACCAGATTGAACAGCGTCTTCTGTGCCGCCGCCACGTCCGCGCTAGTGGCGACACCCTGCTGCTGGAGGGCCTGCACCTTCACCAGGGCATCGGCAGCGGCGTTGATCTGCGTGGTGAGGCTCTGAATCGACGTGGCCCCGAGCGTCTTCATGGCGTCGGTAAGCTGGTCGGCGGGCGGCTTCCCGGCCTCTAGCTGGTCCTGGAGTGCCTTCAGTTGCGCGTTCAGCTTCTCGACTGCGGAGGTGTCACCGAGCGCCGACTCTTCCGCGATCATGTCCTGCACGGCCTTGATGCTGGCTTCGATGTACGCCTTCGATTCGGTGCCGAGCTTCTCGCCGATCATGTTGGCGTAAGCGCCCCACTGCTGCGAGGCCTTGTCGAGTTGCTCCTGCGTCTGCTCCCCGATGGCGTTCACGCCAGCGGTGTACTCGGCCACCGCGTTCTGGTCAGCCGCCTTCCTCGCGTTCAGGAGCACCTGATATGCAGCCGCCGCGTCGGTCTGCGTAGCGAGGCCCTGCGCCACCATCGCGGCCACGTCGTCGTAGTGCTGCTGCGCGGTCTTCGTTACGTCGTCATAGTAGGTATCGGCATCAATGAGGCCCTGAGCGTAGGCATCCTTGACGCTCGTGTTCATCTGGTCAACGACCTTTTGCTGGTCCGCGACCACCACATCGAACGCCTTCGACAGTGCGCCCGCGCTGGCTGTGCCCGATGCCTGGAGCAGATCGAATGCCGCGCTGGCCTTCTGCGCCTGTCCTTCGAGGCCCTGATCGCCGGTCATGCCGAGCGCCTTGTAGGCATTCCCGAGCTGCACCGTGGTGATGATGACCTGCTGCTCGGCGGCGTCGATGTCGCCCCAGAACTTGCCCATCAGCTTCTGGGCATCGGTCGCGCTCTGCTCCATTCCGCCATACATCGAGTTGAACTGCGCGGCCACGTCGGGCGCGACCGCATAGAGCGCATCGTAGGTCTTCTTCAGTGCCTCGTTGTAGGCAAGTGCCTCGGCTGCGGCCTTCGCCGCTTCCGTCGCGTCCTTCTGCGCCTGTGCCGCTGCGGCCTTCTCGGTGTTCGACTGCGCGAGGTCTGCCGCCTCTTGCTGCTTCCGCGCCTGCGTGGCCTGGGCGGATGCGCTCATGTTGGCCTTGATCGCGGCGGTGTGCGCATCGGTTGCGGCCTGCGCGGCGGCAATGGCCTTCTGCCCGCTCTGCCACGCCGCCGTGAGGCTGTTCACGGTGTTGCTGACACCAGGAATGCTGGAGACGAGATTGCCGAGGCTGGCGAGCACACCGCCGATGGCGCTCATGAACGTATTGAACGCGCCGACCGCCCAATCGATCACGCCGCCGACCACGCTCTTGATACCGCCCCAGATGCCCGTGACGGCAGTCGCCACGCCCCCGAAGATGCTCTGGAACCACGGCCCGACGGTGCTCCAGAGGGCCTGCCAGCCCGCCACGATGTCATCCCATAGCTGGAGGAAGACGGCCTTAATGGCGGGCCACTCGTCGTACACCCACTTGCCGATGAGTGCCAGAGCGGCGACAGCCAGCGTGATCGGGCCAGCCGCGCCCGCGAAGATGGCGATGACGGCTTCGAGCGCAGTGCCAAGCAGCGGCAGCGCGGCGGCGATGGTGCCCACGATGACGGCGGCTGCGCCGAGCGCGGTGATGGCATTCGTGATGGGCGCGGGCAGGTTCGACCACCACGTAGCGAACTGCTGGAGCAGTCCCGCGATGGTCGTGAGCACCGGCGCGAAGTCGTTCAGCGTCTTGAGCAGCGTGCCGCCGATGCTCTCTTCGGCCTTCTCTGCGGAGTTGCTGAGAATGCCCATCGCACCGAGCCAAGTTGTGCTGGCAAGGTCCGATGCACCCTGGAACTGCTGCGCCATCTGGTCGGTGATGGCCTGCGTCACCTGGGCGGCAGTGACCTCGCCCTTCTTGATCATGTCCTGCGCGGTCGCCACGCTCACGCCCAGTTGATCCGCGAGAGCACCCCACGCATCGACGCCCTCCTGCTCGAAGGCCTTCATGTCGCGCGTGTTGGCTACGAGCCGCGCGTTCATCGAGTCGATGCTGCCCGATACGTTGTTGATCCAATTCGGCCCCTGCTTCAGCCCGCTGGCGGCGTCCACGAGAGCCTGCATCGTCTCGCCGGTCTGTTCTGCTGATACGCCGAGCTTCAGCATGTTCTGCGCGGCAGGCCCGAGCGTGTCCGCGAAGCTGAACGTGGACGACAGGCTCATGCCTTCGAGCTTTTCGAAGAGTTCTGAGGTCTGTTCGGTTGCGCCGTTCAGGGCCTCGAAGCTGGCCTGAAGCTTGCCCACCTGGGCAGCGGCGTCGATGCACTCGGTGGCGAAGTCCTTGATCTTGTCCGCGATCTCAACCGCTGCCGCCGCCTCGGCCATCGCGGTGAAGCCCTCGGCCATTTTGCTGATCTGGTCGGTGGCTTCCTGGGTGCTCGACTGCACCCCGTTCACCATGTCCTTCAGCGCGGACAGGAACTCGGTATTGTCGAGTGTCGCCCTCGCTCTGAGTTCACCGGCATCAGCGGCCATTGCGTTTTACCCTGCCCGCCCAGAAGGCCTGGGCGTATGCGTCGTAGCGTGCGATCACGCCGTCGTCTTCACCGCGAGCGAAGCGGGAGGGTGGGCGCTCTCCCTTGACGGCATAGCGCCTGCCAACCTGCGGGACCGGCGCTAGGAGCACGGCAGGCCGACCGTGCTCCACTGCCGGCCGATTTTGCCCCGGCTCGTCAATCGCCAGCCGTGCGCGACGGCGTAGCATCAACTCCATCGGCTGCATGAACTCCACGCCCTTGGCGCGGTTGACATTGAAGACCGCCCACGGAGCGAGGGCGGCAAGGTATTCGAGCAGGTCCTGATGTTCCAGGTCACGCGCGGCGAGAGCGTTGAACTCTTCCAGCGTGAGGTCCCAGAACTCTAGTTCACTGCACCCGAAGTCGTATCGGCCAACGGCCCAGAGGGTGAGCCAGTTGTAGGTTCCGGTGGCCGCTCGACGTTTGGGATGCTGCCGAGGATCTTCTCCATATCGGGCCAGCGTCCCGTGGTGGCGTAGGCCAGCATCGGCGCGAGGTCGAGCAGCATGGACGCATCCACGTTCTCCTCGATCCAGTCTTCGGTGATTTCGGGGTTCTTCGTCCGCACGCCGTAGTACAGGATGACGGCCAACTTGGCAGGATCGCGTAGCGCCTCGCCCAGGCCCTCGCCCTTCAGGACGGTGATCTGGTGGTCGGCTTCCAGGGCCTTCAGCACCTTGAGCGTGAAGCGAAGCTCCAGCTTCTTTTCCCCGAGTTCCAGCACGCAGGGCATTCCCGGTTCCGGTTTGGTGTACGTCATGGTTAGGTCCCCAACTGGTCGATGCTGTAGGTGAGGCCGAGGCCGGTGACGTAGATCGAGCCGCTGCGGTTCGAGCCGGTCGTATTGGCTGCGACAGCGTAGGTGATGGTGCCGTCACCCTGCTGCTGGCTGGTCGGCGTCGTGATGGTGATCCAGGTCGAATCGCTCGGCACCGCCATCCACGGGGCGTTGCTGCCGCCTGCCTTCACCTGGATGGTGCCGGTGGGCGAACCCGTCGCCGGAACATTGGGATTTGAGGCCGGTGACAGGGAGATTGACGAGGCCACCTGCAAGAGCGGCGTGGTGATGCGGATCTGAACGGTGCGCGTCATGACGCCCGTCACCTTGTAGTCCTCGGCCAGTCCCTTGATGAAGCCGTGGAACTGGCGCGTGTAGTGCGTCGGATCGGGCGCGACGAGTTGCCACTTGGTGACGATGCGGTTGAAGAAGAGGAACTCCAGGCCGTAGGGCGAATCGGGAGCCTGCGTCGGGTCGCCTGGAATCCAGAAGCACGGGAAGCTGATGTCACCCAGGTCGATCAGGCCGGGAACGGTCTGCTTGATCGGGATGCCGGTCGAGTGTGACGTGACGTCAACCTCGGCCATTGCATTGGTCGGCCCGGTGATGTCGCCCGCGCCTTCGATGTTGGTGTAGGCCTCGGTGGCACCGGTTCCAGACGACAGAACCTGGATCAGCGTGCCGTATGCGGGAATGCCGCCGACGGGTGCATCAGGCGCGGCGGCTTTGGTCGTGGGACCTTTGGGCGGTGGCGGCGGGGGCGTCTGCCCTCGGGGCGGTGCTGCGGGTGTCGTGCTCATGTGTTGTACTCCTGCGGTTGGTGCTGCGGGTTGGTGTTACGGGTGGTGGGTCCTGACTCAGGTAGCGGAACATGATGCGGTACTCCTGAATCACTTGGTACAGAAGCGTGTCGGGCTCCCAGGCCCACGTCTGCGTCATGTAGAACGAGTGGCCGATGTGGACGTTCTCGAAGTCGCCCGCGAGGCAATGCAGGAACATCCGCACCGAGTCACCGATGGCGAGGGCGCGGCTCTGGGAGTTGTCGAAGATGGAAACCTGATACAGCCGGTCGATCTGATCGAGCGGGCCGTGGCCGGTGGTGAGGCCGAGCGGGTCCACAGGCCCGACCATGAAGAACACGATGTAGGGTGTTTTTTGCTGCGCCTCGGGCACCTGCGGAGCACGCATCAGGAACACGCGCGTATCCACGAGGTTGGTCTGAATCAGCAGGTCGCGCAGTGTCTGCTCGAAGATGACCATCTCAATCGGGCGGGTGGTAGGCGTTCGCTGTAGCGGTGCTCTCCAAGATCTGCTTCACACCCGGTGCGATGTCGTTGACGTAGGTCGATCCCATCTGGAGGAACGCAGGTCGGAAGAAGGGGCGCGGCGACATCTTCGAGGTGCCGAACTCGACGTAGGACGCATAGGGCGCGATCCGCTTCCGAGCCACCAGGAAGACGCCGCGCTGTGTCGCGGGGCCTGGCGTAGCGATGAGGGACCGCCGCAGGTTCCCCGGCTGGAACTTGCCGTAGGCCTTCTTGCCGACCGGCGCGAGGTTCTGCGCGTTGGCGATCATGGCCTGGGCAGGCCCCATGATGATTTGCTTGATATTCGGGTCCTTGTCATCGAGGGCCGCACCCGCCTTCTCGAAGTCGCTCCGTAGCTGCTCCAGGCCCTGCCACTGGAACGTGACCTTCGCCATTTACGGCACCTTCATCTGTGCGGCCGGATTCAGTTGCACCGTCACCGATGCCCAGGCCTGGGTGGTGCCGCTCTGGATGGTGGCCGTCACTGTGTCCATCGCCGGGTCGGTGATCGTCGGCGGTGCGGAGTAACGCCCGATCTGGTCGATGCTTCCACGAGCGCCCGCCGAAAGGCTCCAGACGAACGTCGCGCCCGCGACCGGCGAACCATCGGGGTTGCTGGCCGTGGCCGTGAACTGCTGCGTGCCGCCAGGGCCGAGCGTTGCAAACGTCGGCATGATGCTCACCTTCACGCCCGCGATCCGCTCGGTGTATGTGAAGTTGTTGCCCGCCCGGTCGGAGCAGTTCATGGTGTGCGTGGTGCCGCCCCCGTCGTTGGCCGCGCTGGAATTGACGCTCGTCCACTGCGTGGCCGCGAGGTAGGCGTCGAGTGCGTCGAAAACGCTCTGGGCGTCCTCCACACTCTTGGCGTTGGGTACACTCCTGGTTGTCGTCACAAAACCTCCATCAGGCTGAGTTGAAGCTGCACGCGCCGACGCGCGATGTCGGTGATGCCCTTGATCTCGTACAGGTGCTCGTGGTCCTGTACGCGCCAGCGGGCATCCACGTCGCGGCGGTAGCGGATGAACATCGTGATGATCACCGTCTCGACCGTGCGCCCCGCCTCGTTCACTTCCATGCCCTGGTCGGGGTCAACACCTGCCCACACGCTGGCTACCGGCGTCCAGTCCACGATCTCGTCCGCGAATTCGTTGTAGACAGGCTGGAGCAGAGTAACCCGCTTATCGAGGTCGCCCGCCCCGATGGTTGGATCAATCCTTACCCGAGCCATTCACTTATGAGTAAGTCGGATAGTCGCGTTCCGAACTTAGTAATTCCTTGTAGCCGAGCGGCATCTCCACGCCCTGCATGGTGCGCCCGGTGCTGACGGCCTCGCGGTTGCGATACCAGTGCGCGATCAGCAGCAGCATCGCCAGCTTGATGTTCTCGCCCACCGCCGCGTCGATGGTGTAGCGCAGATAGTTCTCAGTGTTCAGCCGCGCGGCCATCTCGTAGTCGGTGAGCAGTGAGTCTTCCTCGGTCTGGTCCGGTTCGATGTGGCAGTGCAGCTTGATCTCGTCCAGCGTGAGCACTGGTTCCCGCCCAGAGGCCGAGCCAGAAGGCGTGACAGGCGGGGCCGGTGTTGCCGTGGAGTCGTCCCACGATCCCCACCAGCCGAAGGGCGCGGTGAGCGTCACCAGATCGCGCACGAAGTTGTCCTGGTCCTCGTAGGCCCCAGGCTCATACGACGCGGCAGGCTGCGGGTCGGTTGGCACGCGCACGTATGGAACCTGGGGCGGCAGAGGATCGCCGGGGTTGAGCACCGGGGCAACGTCGTCCTTGCGCTCCGTTGGCCCCGGCCGCTCGTGAGGCCGTCCGAGGCCTCGCTGGATAATCCACACCGCCACGACATCGGGGACCGTCAGAACAGCACCGGCGCGGATACGGATGCCGTTCGGCAGTTCGATGTCGTGGATGGCCTGGATCGTCATGCGTTACTTGGTGTGCTGGTGCTGTGCGCCAGGCTTCGCCGCCGCACCGCTGCCGCTGCCGCCACCGAGGCCAGCCGCCTCGAAGGGACCGCCGCCCGCGCACGGCGGGCAGGAGAACGGCCCGCACACGAAGGCCTGCGGCACGAACACCGCGAAGGCCACGCGCTCCTCGGCGCGGACTGTGACGAGGTTACGAACGAAGTCGTCCTCGTTCTGGAATGCGATCTCGACCGTCACTGTCTCGCGGTCGAACAGGGCGCACTGGCCGGGGAACGCACCCACCAGGAAGTCGCCCACGGCCATGTTCGGCGTCGTCACCACCGGCAGGCCCCACACGCGCAGCAGGCCGTCCTGGTACGGTGCACGATCCGACAGCACGTAGCTGCCGAACGAGGTCTTCATCATTTCGAGCTTGGCCTCGTCGGTCGGGTTTAGGATGATCGCATTCGGGAAGTAGAACTGGTTCTCGATGTGCGTCTCCGCGATGTTCAATTCGTCAAGCGAGTTGAACGTGTTGCCGGTGCCGGGAGGTGTCCAGAAGGTCGCCTCCTTCGTGGCCTGCGGCATCAGGCCGTACAGGTGCCCCGCCGTGTTGTCGCCGTAGAGGATTTCCTTGTCTTCCTAGAGCAGGCAGAACAGCGACAGCTTCTGCTCGATGGTCGCCATGATGAAGGGCACATCCTGCGCCATCTGCCGCGACACCTTCACGAAGGTGGCGATGGTGCGGACGTTGGCCGTGAAGTCGGTGTACGTGACGCCGGTCTGGTTCTTCCTGTCGCCTTCGTTCACCTGATAATCGGCAGTCGGCGTCGTCCACGTTTCACGCACGTACTCGACCGCGTTTGTGCCGTCCAAAGGGATTACCGGCACCACGTCGCGCATCACCAGGGGCGCGAACCGCTGCGGGATGAGGCCCACGCGGTACGGGAAGATCGGGTACGCACCAGCAGGCGGCACGATCTGTGTAGGCCCGCCCTCGATGATGGTGGTTGCGGCCTTCGTGGCGTCGGGCCGCAGCCGCCCCTTGATGGTGGTCTGCATCTGGAAGCGCCCGTTAAAGGAGCACGACTTGAACCCGTCGCTCTCGACAACCTGCTGGCTGAGACTCTTCGCCTCGGGCAGGCCGGGACCGCCAGAGCCGGGTGCGCGGCTGGAGCGTTCCATCAGGGCCTTAATCTTCGCGTCC